AAAGACTGTCAGGGTCAAAATAGTACGTATCTTGATAAGCGGGCGAGTAGTCATAGGCCACCTTGACCCGAAGAACGTGGGTAGATTTGTACTCACCGAGCAGAAAGAAGCGGTAAACTCTCTGAAAACCAGTCTGGCCATCAAGCGCCAGCCAACCAGTCTCGAGTTTCAGATTCTGATCCGCCCCATCAATCCGGTAAGTGGTGCCGGATGACTGCAATATGACGCCATTTGTTCTCAATACGATATAGGTGTCATTCCAGCTAACAGCGTCGCTGGCCGATTTTTTTGCTTCAGTTGACCACTGCCCAAAGTAGTAATCGTAAACCAAGATAGGTCCATCTGAAGTCGTGAACTTTATCTGGTTGGTATCCTGCAATAGAGTCGCTGAAGTCACAGTGTTGCTATTGAAATCCTCAACGTCAGCACCAATGTAAGTTACCTGAAGAGCGGAATCTATTTGGTAGATGCCTTTTTTGCTCTTAAAGATAATCCCAGAGGGAGTTTGAGCCGATGACCGGGCATCGATAGATCCAACGTCCGAAGTGATCTCTTGAGGCTTAGAAAACTCCCCAAGTTGGCCCAAGTTGTTAGGACCCTCTCCAAAAGTGAAGTTGAGGCGATCTTTTTTGAAGTAAAGAAGCTTATCGTCAAGAACTTCCATCGACGTGAGTCGGCCGCCCTGTGGCTCAAGAACCTGGGCCAGCTGGTCAGAGAACTCTACCGGCACCCCACGTTTTAGTTCCTTTGAGAACCAAACTAGGTTATCCTCTTCTAATCCACCTAAGAAAATTCTATCTTTAAAAACCTTGATGACACTTGCAGCGGGCGGGGCGAAATTGTCTAGCACACCACCAGTCGTGTATAGAATCTCGTTTGAGATCGAGACATCAGTCGTTATCACGTAGCTGACTGAATCAGCGGTTATGTCATTGAATGTCGGAGAAGAAATAGAAGTCTTACGATAGTAAATCGTTCCATTTAATTCTGTCATGTAAACAACAAGTGAAACGTTCGATCTGTTCGTTCCGTCTTTTCGAGTCAGCCTGAGAGTCGGGAAGGTCAAAGTAATCTTGTTGGCAGTCCCTGACCCAAAGGTAGAGGAAACTGGGACTGATGGCGCTGAGCGATGAATCTGACCTTTGTTATCAGTCCATTCATACATCCCAACTATGCCAAAAGTCCCAGTCCCTAACGAACCCCCCGATGAAGCAGGAGATAAGCTCAAATTTTCAGGGTATAAATGAAACCCATGCTCAACAACGCTCTCGCCGTCATACATCGACAAAACGCCGCCAACGATGTGAAGATTTTGACCGAGCTCCTGAGCCTTGAAGATCTCGGAGTCAGCAAAGTCCACAGAAGTCTTAGACACTCCAGTCGGTGTAAATATTGTTGCATTCTCAGAAATAATCTGAGTCTTATTCAAAATAGCCCAAGAGAACTTGGTGTCGTTTTGAGTCCAGACATTGGAAAGAATAGGCCTGGTCGTTAGACCGCCAGCAGTACCCTGCTTTTGCTTCCCTGATATTATCCCGTCAGATCGGACCAAAAAGTACGTTGATTGTAGAGTTGAATCATGTACCACCCCGACGTAGTTTCTGGTCGATCCATCAGTATCGATGTAGGCAAAGGCCTTGGAGGAGAGCCCCACCGAGCGTAGAAAGTCCGAAGCTGTCCCGGCGGTGCCGTCATCAACTGCTTTGTTTTCTCTGATGTAGTGATCATAGGTGTTTGTCTCATCGATCTCATATAACCACTGCACCCCATCAGTTAGAGCGTAGCCCGTAAGATTTATGGCTGTATCAGAGGAAAGGTTTTCAACCGTAAAGGGAGCATATAGGGTGTTCAAACCGCTATTTAGAATCGTGCACCGTACAAGATTAGACCCATCTCCGTAGCCGACATAGATGGTAGCTTGTGGTCCTTGAACCAGTGCCAAGCAATCAGTGGCTGCAGCTGAAGATATAGTGACCGCCGCCAAGACTCCAGTAAGGACTGTGGCTGAGTCGTCGATCCAACCAACCTTGATCTCGGTGGAGCCCTCGACATTATGAGCCCAAGCAATCCTGATATCTGCAAACAATATTACATCGTAGTTAGGGTCGGTCGTATTGACAGTGTCCGATATCTCTACTGCAGCATCAAAGGCAGTTGGACTCTTGTGATTGATTCTTCGGACGTATAGAGATCCAGACTTGTAGTAGAAGACAAATAAATAGTCTGTGAATCCCAAACACCTGACTCTAGTGGCAGAGGAGTCAAGCTCAACGTCGGTGAGCATTGGAGTGCCGGTTTCCTCGTCAAAGACCGACGCTCGAACTCCCCCCCGAGAATCTTCCCACGCGAAAACCGACACACCGTTGACCACCGCGCTATCTGATTGGGTCTGAGTCGATGTATTCTTTACAATCTGTTTAGACCGAATGATCGCCGATACAGCATCACCCTTATCGACCCATTTATCAGCACCGGGCGACAAGGAGTAAACCTTTTGGCCCTGGTAAAGTAGCAATTCATCCTGATAAGTCGCAAGTGAGTCACCCGATTCTAGGGAGTTTCCAGCGAGGTCTTCTGATGTAAGTCTGGTGTAACCAGGAGCTTTATCGATTCGATTGCGTTTCTTAAATACAGCATTCTCTAACGATGTCAGCTTGCCAGGAATAACAAACTTCTCATCAGTCTTGGAGTCAACTCCCTGACCGAGGTCTAGTGCAAATTTTTGTTTCACTAGGGCCATTAAATTACGTACCACTTGCTGACGCCATCAGAGATCAAGTCTGCTGAGGCATAGTTTGCATCCACCAGGTAATTGGAGTTCGCGCCATCGATAAGGTCCGAACCATTTGGAACTATTGTTATGACGTTGTCTCTTGCTTCACCTGCCGCATCTTTGATGATTACGCGCATTGAATTTGTCGCTGCTGGCAAGTTCATAGTCCTGGCAGAAGTCGTGTCTACCAATAGAACGACGTTGTCATCAGAAGTCGTAACTGAATGAGGGTATGAAGCGGGCGGATCGACTGATAGAGCCCCCGATCCAGGGCTGTTAACTGAAGAGCCTGAAGTTATTTGAACCGCCGAGCCTGCGCTATTTACCCAGACAAGGTTTGAGCCCACCCTCTGGAGAGATCCAGTGTGTGAAGTATCGGCGCTGGCCTTCTCTTTGAGACCATTCGATTTTATTTCGTTGGCCTTATTGTTTTGGAACTCTAGGTCTGAGTTGATTTCCATACCAGTGGGAGTGACCTTAGACCCTCTTCCAGAGGAATGATCATGGTCATCTACTATCTCAAGGGCTGCTAAAAGGAGCGATGCCCACTCGGGTCCAAGAGTGTCGGACACCACCGGTAGAATCATGTCCATTTTGTCAGTAGTGGTTGTCATCTTATCTCCCTAGTAAACCCAAAGGCTGACGGTGACATTTGCATCTGAGTTCAAAATAATGGTCCGGTTAGGGGTAGTGCTGGTTGTCTCCCAGACATCAGCATTGGCATTCTTTCGCGCCACTTCCCAACCCCTTAGAGGCCTGTCCAAACCATGATTCACAGTTTTGGCGGTCCCCGTTACAATCTCTACACCTTCAATCAAACGACCATCCAATACCGGCTTGGATAAAAACTCCCTGACTACGACTTCGATCGCATCCTGAAGCTGACGAATTGCATCGTCGTCGGTTCTTACGCGCCTGAATGGTGTTAGTGCCATTTGCTACCTATAAAACATCGGGTCATCGTATCCCGATCTAGTTACATCAGTGATTCTGTCAGTAGATCCAGCATCACGTATGGCCGCCGCCTCTTCTATTCTGTTAGTGATCGCTGCCTTTTGTGCCATCAGGACTGAGACATCAGACTCCTCTTTTTGCATGATCTTGATCGCAGCATCGATAATGATGTACTCCTCCCAACCATTGATCCCGTCTATTGCATCGGTATCTTCGGTCAGAGCAGATGCCTTCGGTATGTACCAAAGACGGTAATCACCGACCGCCTGGTCTTCAGGAGTGAATCGAATCAAAGAGCCCAGAAGGCGGTAGCGAACAGTGGGGTATAGTCCCCGGACTCGATCGCCAAGCCTTCTGTGGTTGCGCTCTTCAAAATTGAATGGCCGCAATGGATAGTACTCATTACCGCCAACACTTCGATCAACGCCGAGAATCTTGTAGAAGTCTGAGGGTGGAGTGTAGCTACTAACCCCTGATGCCAGAGTGAAGTCATCTGGATCAGCGACAAAGTAGTCTACAAACTTAGTCACCAAAAGGTCATAAAGCTCCGCGTAGCTCAAAGAGATATAGCCGTTGACCTCGGAGTCGGTCACAAACTGGCTATTCTCCTGGTCAGCGCGTTGCCTTGTCTGAGTTCGAAGTGATAAGAGTGTTATGCTCACTCCGCTCCCCCTTCAGATTTCATATCCATAAACTTACACAGAGCCTCAACCATCGCAGGCGGGTCCTTACGCTCACAGGCAATCAGAAACTTATCCATACAGGACTCGAGGCCCTCCATAGTTTCGTCGCCTTCACCCTTGTCGTAGTCACCGGTCTTAAATGAATTGCCGAGCTTCTCTGTGTATCCACCCCCATAGCCTTTACCTGAGACTATGAGGGTGGCGACCTTCTTTCTGTTAGGAAATAAAAGCATGGTCGCCGCCCCTTTAGTAAGCTTGTGAGTTCTTGAGAGTGATTTCGAGCATAAACTCTGCAGCATCCTCAAGCTCAGCATCAGTCTGCTCTGTCGCCGCGTCAGCAAATTGGATGTAGAAAACCCCTCCTGTAGAGATAGTCACATCATCGTTTCTGACATAAGCCTGCAAACCTTTGCCAGTCGTGTAGACAGTGTCTGCAGAGCCAACCACCGTTACATTGACGCTTCGAAGAGAAATCCAAGCATCTTCTAGAGTCACTGTGTAGCGGCCAGCTTCAGAGCCAGTCTTTGTTACGGTGAAACCTTTTGTATCTTGAGAGGCAATCGTTCCGTCAGTTGAAGTTACTACGCGCCCATAGAGCTTGCAGATTCCCGCCTCTAACGTCCCCCCAAATTGTTTCATTAATCTGTTAGCCATTTCGGCCTCCATATAAAGGGGGGCCCGAAAGCCCCCACAAATTAAACTTGGACGTTGATGCAATACCCAGGACCACGGACACCGAGGTTGCCGTAGAAGCCGTATCGAACTTCGACACCATCAGCAGAAGCTTGACGAAGCATCTGAAGACCGTCAGTGTCGATCACTCGAACCGCTTTGCCCAAGGTGTAGAACTTCACGCATCTCATTTCGAGGCCGAAGATTCTGTCCTGTGGGCAGTTATGGTCGGGAACAACCTTGATGGGGCCCTTGTCGCCGTCGATCATCACACCGCGGAAAGAAACCCTTGGGTTAGCCTGCATGTCTACATATTGAACCTTGGTTCCCAACGATTTCTTTAGTGCTGAGAAGTTTTTGTGGTTCATGAAGAAATGGTCTAGTCGGCCACCCTCTTGAGAGACCTTGCTGTCAGCTTCGATTAGCGCCTCTTCGATCGGCAAGCCAGAAGCATCAAGGCGCTGGCCACCGAGTCGAGTTGGATCTACTGATCGGTCAGCGCCATAAAATAAGGTAGCGCTTGGATCAGAAGCTGGGAGCCAATCTTCCAGGCCAGAAACACCTAGGCCACGGTCACCTTCTACAAAGATGTAATCATCTGCTGCGATTGTGCCGTTGGCGTCGTAGCTCCCGGTAAGGGTGATTGTTCCAGCCGAGCGACTAACTGCAGCGACTTCCCATTCATCGTCACCAGTCTCGGAAATTCTTAGAGATCCACCAGACTTTGCGGAGTAGATGACAAGCATCTGTCCAACTTCGAAGTTGGAAATGTCAGAAGCACTCTTGACCGCAACAACAAATGTTGAAGCACTTACTGTCGGCTCTACGCTTACTTGAGCAATATAGCCAGATCTATCTCGGTACAAGTTGACAGCAAGAGAACGAGTAAGACTGTTGATAGCTCCATCAATCTCAGTAGTGGCCGCTTCCATAAAAGCATTAGCGTCACCCTTAGAGGCTTCAAGAGTTTCGTTATCAATCGTCGCAATGGAGTAATCTTTTGCACGAGTCAAGACAAAGTCAGTGACCTGAGTGTTAGTTACGCCACCACGAGTCTGAGCATTAGCGAAAGTCTTGCTTCGACCTTGTGGGTTACCGTAGATAAGTGGAATGGGAAGGTTTTTTCCACCAAAGCTTTCATACTTTGGAACCATAGCGAAGAATGGGTTATCGCGATAAACCAGATCTTCAACTCTTTCAGAAGTGTAGTGCGATTTTAAGGCTGCATCAAAAGCCGTTAGGTCTAACGACATAGTTAGTCTCCAAATGTCAAAACGTGAATAAAAAGAGGTTCCACGTGGAACACTCCAACGCTTTGACACCTGTAAGCTTCCCGGTGCCGCCGGACTTAAATCTTAGAGGATGCTAACCTAGCATCGCTTTTCTCAAAGTCTCTGCTGCACGAGCTTTACTCTCTTCATCCGTCAGCCATCGCGTTGGGCTTTCAGGAGGAGTGATAGAGCTCGTTGCATTGTTCGTCAGGGTTTTAGAGGTTTGTTGCTTCGTAACCTCGGACGACTTACTGGCTTCAGGTTCCTGACGGAACTTCTTGAGACTTAGCAATCGCTTGGCGATACCCTCCAAATGATTTTCGACCATAGAGGCCGCCTTTTCAATTGGGAGAATCTCACCATGCTGATTGTAATGAGTTTCGATTACATCAAATACGAGATCAGGGCCCTCTTCGTGGGTCTTAGTCAACTCGTACTTATCGACATTGGTATCAATAAAGCTATTGATCTCTTTTTTGTGTGATTCAATTGCCTGGTCGTACTCAGCAGATTGACGCTTTTCTGATTCAGACTTTCGCTCAGCTTCGATCTTAGCTAAGCGCTCCTCAAGAACCTTAGCTTTACGAGATGCCGGTGGCTCATTGCCATTGAGAACCATGTTAGTCAGGTCTTCATAGGACCAACCAAGCTGCTCTAGGAGGGGCAATGGATTTAAAGAAGCCTCTTCTCGCTGCTTGCGGAACTCCTCGATGGATTGGCTTTGGTCTTTGAACTGACGCTCTTTATCAAGAAGCTTTTGCTCGCGATAAGTTAGAGAATTGAATCTCTTCTCAAAGTCAGATTCTCTAGCCTTATCCTCTTCGGACAATTCTGGCTCAACGGGATCAGTTGGCTCCTCGACAGGCGCTTCACCTTCAACGGGTGCCTCGGTCTGAGTCTCAACGATGTCAGCGGCGGTTACCTCTGGTGTTGCCTCCGCGACCGGTGCCGCTCCTTGTCCTTCTGCAAGCATCTACATTCCTCCTGCGACTGGTAGTAAGTCGCTCTGTGGTGGGGCCATCGGATCCGCCATTGGATCTATGGCTGCCATCGGATCACCCTCGGGAGGCATCCCCATTTCTGGGGGCAAGGGGCCTTGTGGCATTATGGGCTCATCTGGCGTCAACAAAGCGTCAACGTCAGTCATGAAATTTCGTAAGTTATCTAGGATTTCCTCAGGAGCATTCTCGGAACGCATTTTGAGGTAGTAGCTTTGAGACATTGACTTGGCTAACTCTAGATTCATGAAGGGCTCTGGAGATTCATACACTCCCTCATCCACAATCTTCTCTAGAATACGCTTCACATCTTCTTTGGCAGCAAGCTTGAGAGATGTCACCGACTTGATATCAGGGAAGTCAAGAAGCTCCATAGCCTCTTCTTTGTCGAAGACTCCGGCTTGTACAAGTTCTTGGGTCTTCTGGAGCTTGCCTGCTGGTGTAGAAGGTAATGCAGAAGTGGGGAATACTCGAAGGACATACTTATCCCTATCCATATCAACGTCAGACCACCTGATCTCTTTCATATGCTGGCCGTCTTTGACTTTGACTTTAAGTTCTTTGCCCTTGTCCTCTTGAGACTCTGCAAGGTCTTTAGTCATATCGATCAGCATTCGAGCAGCATCCAAGTAGTAGTCCTCATACCTTAGGCCTACAAGTTGGAAGCGCTCTGATTCAATGTCTTGGTATTCTCTGATGGCCACCCCGGAATCAAGTCCAGAGGGCTTTTTAGAAGCCGCTGACAGTTGGCTGATTCCAGTGATCTCGTAGGCTCTTTGATAGAGAGTATCGAGATGGCGATAGATCTCAGGATTCATCGCACCAGGAGTCATGAATATCGGAGAAGAGCCGGTGTAGTACTTGATCCCACCGATCTCGTTGTTTATCTGCTTTGAATTGACCTTGTTTTGAATCTCTAGCCAGACTTGTGGAACGGAAGCCAGGTGTTGAGCAATTTGAATGGTGCGCAAGATCTTATTGATCTCAAGCTGGATGCCCGTAAGCTCTTCTGCTAATCCGGCGCCGTAGAATCCCAAAACCCTTGGGCTCCAACGCTGGAATATAAATGGGAAGTAATCTTTCTTGTAGTCTTCAGTGAATAGAGTCTTGTTCTCAATCGAGATACAGTGCTTGCCATCACCAGCGTCTTCACTAGAGGGTAGGTGCCAACTCTCTACCACCTTGATCATGTCGGCAGAACTGTGGTGGGAAGCCTCAGAAGGAATACCAGACTTCACCTGCATGATGTGAGATTCGTGCTCCGGGAACATATCCGCAGCCACTTCCCTAAACATCAACTTCTCTTGGTGAAGCTGTCTAGGAGACTCATACATCCCCTCGGTCTCATCGACGATGATCTCTTCAATGATGACCCGCTCAGCCTTGACCTGGCCATTCTCAGTGAATAGCTTGGTTGCTCCAGTCCCAAAAATACTGGAATCGACAAAACCACGGCGCCCAATCCCGTAAAGGCTTCTGCTATCCCCTGTGCCGCCACCCATTGAGTCGAAAGCACCCTCAACATACTTGGTAAGGTTCTTTGCCTTGCGCTGCATAGACCAATTGCCACCATCTGTAAGGAATAGAGGGCGCGGTTTGTTCTTGGCTATTTTGGAGGATGCAGTATCGATGCAGGATTTAATGACATTGTAGGTGACGCGATTCGATAGGATATTACGCTGATCATCGACTTTGGCAAACATGCCACCCTGAAGGCCCATTACTTCCATATTGGAGTAGAGGCGAGCGTATCTTAGGTTATGAACAGTGCGGTATTGCTGATGCTGACGTACCTTTTTGACTACACCAAAGATATGGCGGTACATGTCCTCTTCAGGCTGTTTCCACCACTTGCTTTTGATATCTTGATCACGGCTCTCTTCAGAGCCATATGTGTAGACCGGCACATCGGCCAAAGGTATCCCCTTGGATTAGTGCCGCACAGCGAGGGCATGTCTAAACTGGATTTGAATTTGCTTGCTATCTGCAAGCTATTATCATTGTTACCTACTTTTGTCCAAATTACCAAGGTCAGCTGAAGGATTGAACAGAATATCTTCGTCAGAGACATCAGGTGACTCACCTAAATCCCCAAGAGTCTTAAGAGCTTCCGGACTTAATTGGGTTTCTTTTTCCCTCGAAACTATTTTCAGACCATCGATCTCTAAGCTTGCAAAGTTGAACTCCTGCACGATTTCTGCAATTGCCCTGATCTTACTTGGTTGCATTTCCATCACATTTTCTCCCAAAAAGGTTTGTCGTCTTTCTGCGCCAGTAAGTCTGCCTGGTCCTCGAACCATTGATCTATCTTTTCCTCCTCGCTAACTGGCTTCTCAGCTGGAGTCGCAAGGTATGGGAAGCAGTACCTCCAGGCATAGAGAGCGGCGTCAGCACAGTGGTTATCACAGTTTGGATGCTCCTCTCTCTTACCAGGTTTACCGTCCCATATCAGGTTAGCGTACTCCTCTGCTAGGGAGTCTGCTCCTGGCAGAAGCTTGATTGATCCCTGAATAAAGTCGCTGTTCATCAATTCAATGAAGTCAGCCTTGCCATGCTTATCAGCGGCATCCATCGGAATCATGTATCTTTGCCTGAGCTCTTCTACAGCCTGCTTGGAAGCGCCATCCACAATAATCTTGGTCGGGCCATACTTCTGTCTCAACTTCTCAAGCATCTCAGCAACAGTCGAGATGATCATGTGAGACTTCTTGAACGTGAATGGAATGTAGAGAGTGCGATCATGATCCCGATACCCGCAAACAACAAAGGAGGTAGCGTCCTCATAGCCTAAATCTACCCCAATCACATGGGTGTAAGGCCCTTCTGGCAATACTTCTGCCCGATTCCTCTCTTCTTTGTACTTGTAGACCATATCATCTGTGTCAGTGACCCATTCCCCGAGTCTCATACGTCTATAACCTGGAGTCTTTACGATCTCTGGGTTTCTCTCAATGATCACTTCTTCTTGCTTGCGCCACTTCTCAGACATATAGGGATTATCAAAGGTATTCCAAACATGG